ATGGCGACGGGGCCTTTTATTCCAACACCGGGGAGCGCCCATCACCACCGTCGCCCACATCAGACGGGGCGCTCCCATACGGTATTAGGTCGGCCGATCGCCATGCGTAAACCTTGGAACGCCCGCCGGCTCAGCCGCTCGCCCTTCACGGGGCGGGCGGTTTTCGTTCTGCCTCGGCAGAAGGAGTTGTATCAAGCCGCCCACCCTGAAACCAAGAGGGGCGGAGATCGTAAAAGTGAGTCCGCAAAATCAAGTCGCCAAATTGGCGACTTGATTGAAGACAAGGTTGATCGCTTCACCAAAACCGCCGCCATCCCCTTGATTCTAAACGGCACGGATCGGTGCCATCCCCTTGAAAACAATCGATCCAAAATTGGATTGAGTGGTCCGCGCAGTTTTGCGCATACCCATCACCCCACCATCCGAAGCGCCGCTTCCAGATCCGGGCAGACGGGCCGCGCCAGCCCTCGTGTCGCCTCGACGGCCACGCGCAAGAGTTCGGCCTCCTGCACCGCACTGAGCGGCGCAGGGCGCGACGGCTCCCCGACTCGCGGGATCGACAGCACATACCCGTCACCGCGCCGTATCAAGGCGCACCCAGGAAGCACCAGTTCGCCGACTTCCGCCGTGAAGGTCGCCGCCACTCGGCCGCGCGCCTGATGTAGATTCGATATCTTGATCATGCGGCAAGCACCCTATGGAGACCTGCGTCGTCGCGCTCCGCCTTCACCGCCGTAACGCGTTCCAGCCAATTGGCAACGGCGGGCTTCTTGGTATCCTCAATTGGCGGGTCTTCATGCCTCCTCGGCCGCGGTGCGGTATACTCCAGCGAAATGCCACTCACGGCTCCGAACGCTGTTGCGGCCCGCTGGCCGATCTCCGTGCGAAGGTCATGCGCGAACCAGGCCGTTCGGCGATCATCCCGCGCAAGGCTGGGAAGAAGAAGCCATGCCTCATTCGGAAACTTATCTGGGCGCTGGAGCGTGAGGTCGCGGACCAGAACGATATCATCAAGCAAAACGTCGAAATGTGCGACATACCCCATGGTTCTGCCGTTGGTCTTGAAGTCCTTCAGTTCAATCTTCATCTCAATCCAATCCTTTCCATGAATGTCGGGCCGCTAGGTTTCTTCGGGCGGACCGTCTGCTTTGCTAATTCGGGCATGCGCAATACTTCTTCACGCGCATCCCAGTTCACGTTAATGAGTTCCTTGGCGGCGAAAGCGTAGATCGTTGTATCCAGAGCCTCGGCCATTTTTCCCTTAATCCGCTCCCACCGCCGGACCGGCTTGCCGCCGACGCGCCGCTCTATCATCCGCTCAGAAGCGAACTGCTCGAACCACACAAGAGGGAGGGATTTGGAGAACCGGACCGTCCGGCTCCGGGTGACCAGGGTGTAAAGGTGAGTCTTGAGGCTATCCACCCCGACGATCCACAAGCGGCCCTTGTTGGCCTTGGAACTACTCTTCGCAATGAATGGCCGCCGGCCGCCGTCGCCCTTGATGGCGAAGACCTTCTTGCGGAAGCGGGAGTAGCAATAGTCGTAGACCGTCTCCATGGTCGCCCCGTCACCGGAGTCAACGCATGTGGCCTCCACCCCTATCTCTCCGCCCAAGGGATGCTTCCATTTCTCAGCTAGAACCGCGTCCAGCTCTTGCCACGTCGAGTCCTCGGTGGGCAGCCCCCAGATGACCTTGTGGCCGAGAATGAAGGCGTTGCCGTCGCGGTCCCATCCGATGAATGTCACCTCGAGGCGGTCCTTGCGCTGCACGTCCACACCGGCTGTTACGGCCAAGACTTCCGGCGGTAGGTCATCCAGGGAGAAGTCCTCGGCCGATGCGGCAAGCGCGTCTTCGTCAAACTCCTCCCCTTCCTCCTGCCACGGTTCGCCGAGCGCCGTGTTGATGAAAGCCTTCAGCTTGTCCGGCCTGCCCTGCGCGTCCTCCCATTCCTTCGCGAGAACGGGCCATGCCGCCTTGCGCAAGGGACTGATAAGCGCATTGAGCCGGTATCCGGCATGACCCGTCACCTCGGGCTTGGTGATGCGCCAGCGCCCCTTGGCCACCATCGGCCCCTTATGGGTCTCAGGCGTTTCGGTGCCGCAGGACGGGCACCACCAAGCCGCCTTGGATCGATCGCCCTTCGGCCAGCGAATGTCCTTCCAATGAAGCTCATGGAAATCGCCGCAATGCGGACAAGGGACTTCATAGACGCGCTGGTCCGAGTCCTCCCATCCGCTCATGATATGGCTGGATCCAACCTTGACCGGCGTGGACCCCATGATGATCTTGCGGTTGTCGAAGGTCTTGGTTCGCACAATAGCGAGATCGACTGGGGAGCCCTCCTTGGTCTCCTCCATGGCGTCCACCTCATCGATGATGAGGACGCGCGCGTTGTGGCTTCGGAGGTTCGCTTCGGACGTGGCGGCGACGGCCTTCAGCCACCCGCCGGGGAATACCCGGTGAAGGAGCCGGTTTCGCTTGCTCTTGCCTTTCTTCTCCGCCAGGCACGCCGCCAAGTTCGGCGAGGCGGCAAAGGTCGGGTCCATTTGGGACACAATGAGCGTGCGGGCGTCTTCCTCGCGCGGCAGGAGGCAAAGGACCGTGGCCGGGTCATTGGCCACGTAGGAACCGATGACGCCGCTGAGCAACGTGCTGTAGCCGACCCGCGCCGCCTTCAATACCGAGACGCGCTCATAGGCGGGGTCGCCCATGGAGTCGGCAATCTCGCGCTGAAAGGGGAATAGGCGAATAGGACCGGGTTGCGCCGCCACTTCCGGCGGCAGGCGGATTTCTTGTTCAATCCACCGGGAGAGTTGAAGTTTCGGCGGCGGGCGAAGAGCGTTCATCGCCTTCGTCACCGTCTGCGCCAAGAGGCCGGAGAGGATCATCAGCTAGGCCCGTCAATGCGCGGCGAACCTCGGCGTCAAGCACGGCCTCCTGGTCCGGCGTTAGGCCGAATTCCTGAGAGAGGCGCGGGACGATGGCGAGGACTCCAAGCCGCGTGTTTGTCTGGATGTGTGACCACCCGAAAAGAACCTCATCGGCCGCGAGCAATTCGCCCCGCAGCTTCGCGTTCTTGATGGCCATGTTGTCGGCGCGCTCTTTGGATTCGCGGGCGCGCTCTTTGGTCAGGTCGAGCACCGACTCCTCACCGCCTCGTCCGGCAGAGACCTGCCGAAGGTGGGTGACGTAGTTCGCAATGGTCGCCTTGATGTCATAGCGGCCACGGGCTTCCCTGACCGCAATTCCACGGTCAGCCAAATCCCGCACCAAGCGTTCGGACGCGCCTATCCAGTCAGCGGCCTCGCGGGCGCTAACTATCAATTTCTGTGATGGCAACGGAAGCCCCTATAAATAAAGTTGATAGGGCGAAATCTCGGGGTCGCGCTCACCCGCTCCCCCCTCGGCGGGGAGGACCCGCCCTCAGGACGACCGGAGTGTTGCATTCGCGTAACACTCCGGTCCTGCCATGTAGGTCACCCCAAAAGCTTCTTGATGACCTTCTCGACGCGCGCCTGAAGGAGCGGTGCCGCCACTTTCTGGAACGCCTCAGCCGTGGCCCCAGCCGTCATCTCTTGAGGGATGATCACGCCCGAGCGTGCGAAGGTGATGCGCGTGCCACGGCTATTGATCCTGCGCATGACATGCCCGTTCCACTCAGGCACCGGGGTACGGTTGGGGAATGCGCCGCCCTTCATGAATGCGCCTGGGTATTCCGTGGTCACGCCGAAGGGCTTGGCGACAACACCGTCTTCTGTTTCTTTCGGCTTCAGGTACTTGAGGCGGATGTTGCCGCCTCGCGTCTTCATGTCATAGGTGAGCTTCCCCGGCCTTGCCTGACTGGGGTTTCCTACCGCCGCAACGATGACCCTGCGGTCAAGGCCCGTCTGCTTGGTCAGGGTGCGGATGACGACGGTCTTGGCCTTGTCACCGGTTTTATTGATTTCCTGCGGCAAGACCTTCGGGAACTGGGTCTGAAGCTGGACTATCTGCCGCTCGAACTTTTTGAGGGCGTCATCCGCCCATTTCAGGGTTATGTCGGCCATGAGCTACACCGCATATACGCGGCTTGCCGCGCCAACAGCGGTATCACCGTCGCTATCCGCGTCACCTTTTCGGTGGACAAGCTGACCGCCTTCGCCCCCAAGGTGGAGCTCACCATCCAGCACGATTTTCGCGGCCTTCATGGTGATGCCGCCGCCGGAGAATTCTAGAGTCGAGTCACCGCACTTCAGCCGGAGAGGGACGTTAGCGTCGTTCTCGCGGGCGTTCGCCTCGCTGTAGGTGGAGAAGTCCACCACGGCGCTGGTCAAGTCGCCGGCGTCGGAAACTACGTCAACCTGCTCGCCGACGGCATGGACAACGTCGAGCTTGACGTTACCGGCCCCGATGGTCTTCGCCTTGATCCATGGCGTAAGATAGGGCACGCCGCCCTGGCGTGAGAGCTCAACGCGGTAGCGGCCCTTATCGTCGGGGCCTTCGGCAACCGTTCCGGTGCGGCGGCGGTTTGCGGAGCGCCGCTCCAATTCCTGAATGCGCTCCCCCATGGAGCGGATGAGGCTTTCTAGGTTTCGTGCCATTAGGTATAGGTCCCGTCTTCGAGTGCAAAGCCGCACGCGCCCTCAAGTCGGCCAATCAGGTAGTCTCCCACCTTGTCCGAGATATCGCGTGCGAGTGCCTGGGGGTCGCTCCCCGTGGCCTGTGTGTGGATGTTGATTGTTGGCGAGATCGTCGGGCTAATGGTGACCGTCTTGCTGCCGGCCCTGGCCTGACCCCCGCGCGCGGCCGCTGACCCTGCGGCAGCGGCGTTATAGGCTTCGTTGGTGGAGATCACCCCGGAACGGCCCGGCGTGAAGAGTTCGCGGCCCTTTTCGTTCACCTCATAGGTATGCCCCGCCTTGACCGGGCCGCCGCGAGCGCGGTGTCCCGAAATGACAGGTTCGGAAGAGGTGGTCGTGGTGGTCGAACCGCCGGAGGGTTCAGAGGAATCGCCGTAGCCTAGCAGGCCCTTAATCGTCCCGGTCAGGTCCGTGGTGATGTTGTCCCTGATCCGCGCCGGAATGGTTTTTACCCATTCAATCATGGCCTCGACCTTGGAGACCATGCCGTCCCAAAGGCTCTGGATCATTTCCGCGCCGGCATCGAAGAGGGCTTTGCCGCCCTCTTTGAACGCCGCCACAATCTTCTTGGTCACCGCAAACGCGTTGTCCTCGACCACCATTTCATGTTGGCGCGTCAGGTCCTCTTTAGCGAAAATGCTGCCGAGCCAAGAGGAGAGTTCCTTCACCTGTTCCCAGGCCCATTTCGCGCCGTCACCTATGGCCTCGAAGCTTGGGGCAAAGTGGTCAAGGACCGGCTGCAGAAGGTCAATGACGGGCTTTAGCTCGTCCCCAAGGGCGCGGGCAACACCCGTGACGATGCTGCTGATCCTGTCCCATTTTGCCCACAAGTAGGTGCCAGCGCCACCGATCACGGCGAGACCGGCACCGATTGCCAGGAGCGCTGGAGCGGACACAGTGGCCACGGCAGCGCCAAGAGCGGTGAGGCCGGACGATACGCCCGTCAGGATCGCAGAAGCGCCGCCAAGTGCCCCGATGCCCGCCGACAGGACGGAGCCGAATGCGAAGAGACCAGCGAAGCGCAAGGCAGTGACGGCAATGCGCAGGGCGATGAAGGCGCTCGTGATACCGACAATCGCCTGGGTGGCCACGGGGAAGCGGCGAGCGAGATCCGATATGTCAGTGACAATCGGACCGATCTTGTCGAGGATGCCATTGAGTGCCGGCAGGAGGGCATCGCCTACCGAAATCGCCAGGTCATTGACTCTATTTTTGAATCCTTGGATGGCGTTGGCGGTGCGCTTGGAAGCGATGGCAAACTCGGCGTTGGCCGATCCAGCATATTTGGCCTCATCGCTGACAAGCGCCAGCGTGTCGGCAAGCAAGTTGCCGTTGCTGATCAGGGGCGCGAGGGCGCGGGCCTCATTTCCGAAGATCTCGGAGATGGTCGAGGCGCGTAGAGCGGAGGGCAACTTATTTATGCGTTTGAGCACGTCTTGCAACGTGCCCATGGCGTCCACCTGCATCGACTTGGCGACAGCCTTGGCATTCAGGCCAATGGACTTGAACGCCTTGTTCGTCTTGGGCGTGGCGCTTGCGCCCTTCGTCAGCGCCCGTCCTACATTGAGAATCGATGTGGCGGCAACGTCCGCGCCGAAGCCAGCGCCGGTCATGGCGGCGCCAAGGGCCGCGACATGCTCGGCTGTCATGCCGAATTGGCTAGCCGACGGCGCAACGGAGCGAACCACGTCCAGGATCTGGGGGGCGCTCGCGGCACTGTTGTTCCCGAGATGGTTGATCGCGTCGGCGAGAAGGCCCGTGTCCTTGAGCGAGCGGCCAAGGGCCGTCTTCAATTCCGCCATGGCCTGACCGGCATCGCCCGCGCTAATGTCCCACGCCACGCCAACCTTTGCCGCCATCTCTGTGAACTTCATGAGTTCATTGGTGGCGATACCGGACTGGCCGGCGGCGGCAACGATTTGGGCAAGGCCGTCGGCGGCGACTGGAATTTCCATCGACATTTTGCGGATGTCGAGACCCATCTGCTTGAAGGCGGCAGGGGATTCGAAGTTCACCACCTTCGCAATGTCGCTCATTGAGCTTTCGAAGTTGATGGCCGCTTTGATCGGTGCCGTGAGCGACTGCGCCAGGACGTAGCCCATCCCAGCCGCATCGACCATCGCACCGCGCGCGGCATTCATCCGGGCCGCGTTCGCAGCAGCGGCGGCATTGAGACGGCCGACCGCGCTGGATATGGCACGGCTCGGCCCTGTCAAGCGGTCGACAAGACCCACTATGAGTCTAGAGGTGATGTCACTCATCGTTGCCACCATTCTTCTTGTTCAACCACCGGATGGCGGCGTGGAAATAGTCGAGCGCCTTGTCCGGCGGCATAGCCTCCACCTCGCCAATCGAGGTGGAGAGCTCTGCGCAGATGACGGTTACGACGTCGATCCAGTCGCCGTCGATTCTTCGAACCCCGCCAAAAAAGGGGCAGCCGCCTCGCTCGCCCCCTTGAAGTCCAGGAGGTCCATGCCCTTGATGACCTGAATGGGCACGTCGGCGATGGCGGCGATAATGGCAACGGACTGGGTCATCTCGCCCTTCACGGCATCGACAACCATGAGGTCACCAACCTTCGCGGTGCGGAAAGTCAGCGTGGAGTAGGTCTTGTTATTGTGCTCGACGGGCGTCTTGAGAGTGTAGGTGGTCATGATTGTTCCTTTCGGATGGCGCACGTCCTCGCCGCCCGGAGGGCGTGAGGGACGGCGCGGGAGATTGAGGTGGAGAATTCGTCGGCGATGATGGCCGTTAGGCTTCCCTGAGTTCCAGAAGAAGGATGCCGGAGTGCCGGTCATTCACCTTGGAGACTTCATACCAGGGCGTGCCTGGGCGGGCGTTCGCGCGAACCCTGGTCTTTTCGGAAGCCGTGTTTGGCACGAAAAGGGAAGGATAGCGGGACCGGTCGATGACAAGGTAGTGGGTTGATGCGGCGATGGCCGACAACATTCCGCTTCCAAGCGTGAATGCGCCGTCAAGGCCGGGATGGTGCAGGATTGCCTGAATGTCCTGAAGGGGGCGAGCCGGATCGACCACCCCGTTCTTGAAGAAGGACAACCTCACCGCCTCCTGATAGGCGGTGAAGATCATCCTGTCATTCATGGCCTCAAGATCGCGCCACCCCATTAGATGGAGAGCCGGACGCGCCCCTTGGCAGAGGGGTTAGCCGCAACGGCAACGGCATGACCGATTGCCACGTTATCTGTGGAGACCGTGGTGGCCACACCGGCAGAGGTGCCGTAAATTTTCTGGCCGACGGTCCACGCCTGAGCGCTGGTTTTGCCAAGCTCCCAAACCCCGGAGGTCTTGATTTCCACGTCGGCACCGGACGCGGCGTCGGTGATGGCCACACCGGCAAGTTCGCCGACAACTACAAGGTCACCGCTTGCAACGGTGGCCGGTGCCGGAACCGTGATGGTGTCGCCGGCCTGAATAAGGTTCTTCGCCAT